CCTTACGCCAACTGACATATCCAATGCGGGGTGGTCAACTGACGGCGACGGGTTTTTAGTTAATGGCGGTGGCGAATTTATTAATGAAAACGGGCAGCTTGTTGATGCGCAATATGCAGTAGTACCAAGCGCATCGACGTCTTACAGACACACCTTGTTATCAGTACCAGACAATAAAGCGTGGGCTGTAACAACAATTATGATATGTAACAGTGCTGATCCTGACGGAGCAGACCCGGCAGAAGAGTTTGATATGTACATAGTTCCGGACGGTAGCACCGCAAGTTTTGGTACAACCGTCGTAGTTAGAAAACTATCACTTCCGGCAGGTGAAACTTTTACTTTTGATTCGGAAAAGATTATCCTAGGCGAGTTTGACAGAATCGTAATTGACGGCTACTCAACAGGCGCTGAAAACCTAGTAGCAACAGTGAGTTACTTGGAGGTCTAATGAGGCTAATAAAAGCACAGAACACAAACTTAAGAAGCATTAGAGGCAACGGCGTAAAGTACGATGTTGATGATCAAGTAATTCTTGACAGCAATAATGTATTGCTAGTGCCTAAAGGTACATTAGCTGAGCGCCCGGCTACAGCAAACAACGGTCATCTAAGATACAATACCGACGACAATCAGTTTGAAGTATATCAAAACGGTGACTGGAGAGAGATACGCTTCAAAGAGCCTAATCAAGACCCAGGTATTGTAGTGCAGTATCTTGCTGACGGTGACGCTACAGAAACTGTGTTTGGACCGTTAGATTCAGGAGACACAGACTTTCCGGTACCGCTGGCAGCTCAGAACGTTATGGTTTATGTAGAAAACGTGTTCCAAATTCCAGGACCGTTACTTGATGACTTAACTGTAGAAATACAAAACTACACTCTTCAAACAAGTACAAGTGGAAGTCTTGCAGGACCAAATGCTCCGTATGCAGACGGATCATATATTGTGTTTGAATCACCCCCAGACGCCGACAGGCCTGTTGTTGCAATTCATAACTTTGACAAATAAGCTGCTACCCAAGCAGCTTTTTATTTGTGCAACGATAAATACTACTGATGCAAAGAGGAACTTTGCAGGAACAAACCGTGGTTAACCCGCGAGGTAATGTGGTTAGAGGGACAGGATCCCCGTATAAGGAGAGATAATGGCTGCAACAGGTCGTATATCGGGTCCGCTACTCAAGGCGAACCTAGTAAGAAATGGCATAGACATAGCAGTAGAAACAGATCTCCTGTACTTTGATGTTACCAATAGCCGCATAGGCGTAAACAACGGAACACCAGGCGTTGACCTAGATGTTACCGGCACCACTCAAACAACTTTACTATTAGCAGATCAAGCAACTGTAGACAATGTTGACATTAACGGAAACGACATTACAGTACTATCTAGTAACCTTAGGCTAACTGGTTTTGATGCCGCAGCAGGTGTCGAAGCTAACGATTTACTTTTCACCCAGAACCAAGTTACTACAACTACAGCCGCAGATGGTTCCGATATTCTTATCGATACTAATACTGATAGCAGTGTTATCATTAACGGCAGGCTGACAATCAACGACGCAGCAAACACAGATACAAAACTATCATACGGTACAATATCAATTAACGGCGATCCAGCTATAACAGCAGGCTCAGGACTGATAGAGTCTACCTTGGCCGGTCAAAATTTAGAATTACAAGCAGGAACAAGCGGTTCAGTTATAACCAATAGTGCTACGCAGATTGGTACAACTGGTAATATTAAGAATCTTATCGTTACCGGTAACCTAAGAGTCGATGGTAATATTACAATTGGTGACGAAACCACAGACGGTATCACAATTGGTGCAGAATTTGAATCAAATCTTGTTCCGAACTCAACCGGAACATACGACCTTGGTACATCGTCGCAGACTTGGCTTAATGCTTATTCAGACAACGGATACTTGGGCGACTTACTATTGTCATCTAACGATATTACTACTACAATAGCCAACACTAGTATTAGCATTACCCCAACGGGTACTGGCAACGTTGTTATGAACACAAACAAGTCGTTGGTACTTCCGATTGGTACTTCCGCAGAAAGACCAGCAGATACAACAGGTGCTATTCGCTGGAACACTACAAACAACAGCTACGAAGTATATAACGCAACGCCGGGCATTGACGACTGGGCAGTTCTGCCTTTAGGAAGTGCACTGGTTAGATATCAGTTTACTGCTGATTCAGGACAGCAAGTATTCTCAGGCATTGACGACAATGGTAATACATTTAGTACCGTTTCAGGCGGCACAGAAATTGTAATCAGAAATGGTATTGTTCTTGAAGAAGGTGAAGAGTATACCACTGACGCTACTTCATTAACACTAGTTGATCCTGTAGACTTTGATACTGATGTTAATGTTATAGTGTTAGGTGTCTTTAGAGTTGGTGATGTTGTTGCAAAAAGCACAGGCGGCACGTTCGAAGGCGGTATAATTGTAGACGGCAACTTTAGTGTTATTAACGGCAGCAATACTGTTTTTAACGGGCCAGTTAACACAACTGACAGAATTGTATCAATTGGTACAGGAAACAGTGGTTCAGCACCAACTGGCGATGACAATCAAGACCGTGGTATAAACTTTAAATGGCACGACGGATCTACTGCAAAGAACGGCTTCTTTGGCTTTGATGATTCAACCGGTTACTTCACATTTGTACCTGATGCAACGATTACAACAGAAGTAGCATCAGGCACACAAGGTGACATTCAAGCTACTACATTTAGAGGTAACGTAGTTGCTAGTGACGTAACATCAGACACAATGTCGTTAACGTCTGCACTTCCAGTGACCAGCGGCGGTACTGGTCTTGATACAGCCACCCAAGGTGACATTCTGATTGGCAACGGAGCAGACAGCTTAGGGCCACTGACTATAGGCGCAGCAAATACAGTACTAACAAGTAATGGCTCCGCGCCAGCTTGGAGTACTTCACTAAATCTAGCCGGTACACTAGACGTAACTGGTGTAATTACTCAAACCGACACAACTCAGTCAACTTCTGTAGACACAGGTGCAATCATTACTGACGGCGGTGCAGGTATTGCACAGAACCTTTACGTAGGTGGGCTTGTTGACGTAACTGGTGTAATTACTCAAACCGACACAACTCAGTCAACTTCTGTAGACACAGGTGCAATCATTACTGACGGCGGTGCAGGTATTGCACAGAACCTTTACGTAGGTGGCAATGCAACCATCACAGGCGATCTAACTGTTAACGGTAACACAAACATTAACTCGGCTTCGCTGACTACAACGTCAACCACACTTATTCTTGCAGACGGCGTAGCAGACGCAACGGCAGCTAATGGTGCAGGTATTGTTGTAGACTTAGGCACAGATGGCACAGCTACACTGGCATACGCTTCTGCAACCGACCGTTTTGTATTCGACAAAAACGTTGAAGCAACTACGTTTGTTGGTGCACTAACAGGTAATGCAGACACAGCAGCGGCGTGGGCTACAGCAAGAACTATTAGCGTCTCTGGAGCAGTTACTGGTAGCGTGTCAGTAGACGGTACAGGCAACGTTGACATTGCAACAACAGCAGCAAGTGACCCGACGCTGACCTTAGACGGTGACGCAACTGGTTCTGCAACGTTTACAGATCTAGGCAATGCTACACTAACTGTTTCTGTTGACGGCGGCAACGCAGCAACAGTAGGCACGCAGGCAGCAACTGACTTTACTCTTGATTACGTTACCGGCAACGGCAGTACAACAACTAATGCTATCACAGCAGGCGACATTACGGCCACAGGCACGTTCTTTGGTAATGTGCAAGGTAATGTAGTAGGCACATTGGAAGGTGAGATGTCAGGATCGGTATTTGGTGACGATAGTACAATTCTTGTAGATGGTATCAACAATACTATACCAGGCTACGTAAGTCTTCAAACTCTTAAAGACGTAACAGCAGCTTCTGCAGACTTCACAGACTTCCAGACTCGTATAGCGAACTTATAAGGTGACGTATGAAATTTAACAAAACAGTAGCAGGAGTTATCTTATTTGTAATCTTGCTTTTAGCAGCAGGTTATTCTGCTAAATCAAATGCAGACGATCACGGAATGTTTAATATTGGTCTAGGCTCAACACTAATAAATTCTACACTAAGAGTAGGCGAAGTTGGCTTTGTGTATAACAATTGGGAAGTTCAGGCTCTGATTATGAAGCAAGGTGATACTAAAAATGGTGTACAAGAAGATAACTTGGAGATCTATTCTGTGTCTTACGTTACAGAACCATTATGGGGCTACAAAGGAGTAGAACCGTATTTTCGTTTAGGCGTAAGTGCTAATAGCGGAAGTAATCTAGTTGGTCCGACAAACTTTCGATTAGGTCTAGGAGTCGACTTCAATAAAGTTTGGCGTCTTGAATGGTCACATCATAGTTCTGCAAGTATTCACGAAGTTAACACAGGCATAGACTATGTTACTGTTAGCTATCAGTTTGACCCGTTTTGGAACTGAGATCCATCCAGTCAATAACTTGTAAGACAGTTTGAAGTTTACTTTGAATTGTCTTATTTTGTAAAGTATTACGCAATCCATGATGAACAGGCTTTGGCCACTTGCCAAAGCTGACCCAAGCGTATCCATTGTGTTCGTGATTTAGCTTAGGAATAAACTCTTCAGTAACCAAAGTTAGATAAGTGTGAAAGTGAAAATGCTGATCGTTAGAGACAAAACTTTCAAGCGGCATTGTCTTTAAAATCTCAACTTTGCCTATTTCTTCCTGTATTTCTCTCTGTAGACCTTCCCAAGGAGTTTCGATTCCTTCAGTAGTGCCACCAACTAGCCCCCAGTGATCTTTGTGACGACCTTGGGTCCGGTGAATGAATAGGAATCTATGTGTGTCTAGTGCATAAAACAGTGCACCACTGCAAACTATTTGGTCCATACTAATAGTTAGCTTAGAAGGTCTAAGCTCCAAGCACTACTTGAATATTCGCCTTCCCAACTCTTGATCCAGTAATCGCCTGTCCACTTGTATTGATACCCTGTGTTTAGATTCGAAGTGTAAACAACATTAGTCTCTTCGCTGGCATCAAACACGATACGCCATTCATAAAGACTTGAGTTAGAATTTAAGTTCCATTCAACTATATCATTTTCACTAGCAACAAAGTCAGTACCGTCTTGATTTTTCCAAGCATCTGCACCGTCGACATTATCTGTATTACCAATGTCAGCTAAAAGCAATAGTCGTGCACCTGGCGTCTTGACACTTGATGGGTTGAACCTAGTTGGATCAATAATGTAATCTAAGTTCGTTCTTCCTTGGATAATAGTATCTTCAGGAATTGTATCACCGTCCCAAGTAATATTAACAATAGTCGAGTCCATATCATCTAACGCAATTGTACCTACAATGTAGTTGTTAGTTTCAGACGACTGTAAAAAGATTCTGCTTGAGCCTGCTTGGTACCGTCCTGGATATGCTTGAAATAATGCCTGCCAATTAATTGTTCCAACGCTTTGGCCGTCAACAATTTGGGCTTGGTTGCCGTTCACAAACAGTCCGTAGTCCTGCCAGGTTGTAGTAACCACTGACCTATTATTCCTAGTAATGTTAGCAGTGGTGTTAGTTTCGTTGCCTTCTAGGTTATCTTGTATGCTACCGGTAGTATTAACAGGTGGAGCAGTGTCTGCCCACGCTGCTAACTCCGGACCACTAAGTCCTAGTTCAACAGTACCGTTTGCTTCGTCGTAAATACTGTTGATAATCTTTTGTACAACACCTAGCTTCTTGACCTTAACAGGGCTAGACAAGTAGATAGGAATACTAAATGTAAGCTGAGCAACATCAATCTCGCTGTCTACGCCAACCGGGATAGATTTTGAACTAAACACAATACCTTCAAGATTAACAACTGTCAAACTAGTCCAGTCAATGTAATTATCTGTTGTTTGAATTTCAAAACTTGGATTAAACAATGCTAAGATCTGTTCAAGAATTTGCAACTTCTGGTCAGTATTAGAAGCCCAAATGTCTGCACTAATTCGTAGAGTATACGGACTAGGCATTAGACGCTCAACTGTATAGTTCTGCCCTTGTGTGTTTAGATATTCGTTATTAAGGTCGTCATAAGCTCGTTCTCTAACGTTCACTTTGCTAACTAATGATTGGTCAGCAGTTCGTGTCCTGTCCTGTTCGAGACCAGTAATGTAAACAGCCATCCTCGGTGCACTGGGGATTTTATTCTCAGAATTATCTCTAATAATGTTTGCAACCTGTCGTGTTAGATCACCGTACATTACAGGAACCTGTTTGAGGTTACCGTTTGCGTCTTGATGCGAAAAGTTACTCAATAGTCGAATTGTTTGAGTAAGATATCGTCGTATCTGTTTATCATAAAAAAAGTCCAAAATTTACACCTCTGCCTTTCGTTGTTGTGCCCTTAACTTGTGAGCTTCTCTACGCAGTCTTGCACCTTCAACCTCGTACATTTCCTCCCAAGTCTTTCCAGTATAGCGAGTTTTGTTTGCAGCACCTATCTTTTGTTTGTGCTCTTCGGAAAACTTCTTACCTTTCGTTGCTCCGCGTGTCCATTTGTAAATATGCATTAATTGTCAGCCTTGGGTTTAAGAGCTTTAGACAGACTCTGCTTCTCTGGGAATGTTTCACCTGCTACTGTTGTTGTATTATCGTTGTTAACAAACGTGCCTTTCTGTGTAAGTCTATCACTGCCGTTTGTCATAGTCATTCTAACATCGTCATACATCTTCTTCCATCTGTCTCCAGTAAACTGGAACATTCTATTAGGAATAAAATCTGTTCTTAAGAAGTAATCGCCTTCAACGTTATCTTCAGGAAATTGAATGCCCATTCCAAATGCTTCGCCGTTAGGTGCTTGTGAATCTGTAATCAAATAACCTGTGTATCCTAGTCTGTCGGGCTTACCGTAAATTCCGTCTGCGGTTGCTGTAAATGCACTTGCATCAATATCAGACTCGTCTACAGTTTGTAGTTCTACACTACCGTCGTGGTTAAGAGCAACAGTATAAAGGTGCGAAACGTCATAGCCACTTTGCTTTGCATCTGCATCAGCTTCTGCAAGAGTGCCTGCATTAATTTGCATTTCACGTTCGTATGTACTCAACAAGTCTCTTAGTGTATTGTCTTGATACTCCTTCCAAAAGTCAGTATCTGTTGGAAGATTACCTGTGGTTTCGACTATTACTTCGTATAGTACGCCTTCATAACGCACAACTTGACCTACTTGATATGTGATAGTTTCGTCGTATTCGCCTTCGAACAAGTCCTCATCTTCTGGCTTGTTAAGTATATCGCTGAACTCTTGTGTGTCTGTGAGCTGCTTGAGCTTGAGTCTGTACAAATGTGGATACCAAGTAGGTGTAAAGCCTTCGGCAGCACGGTTAACGTCTTCTACTACATAAAACCGCTTTAGCGCAGTCTGAAAATCGTTAGCAGCGTATTCGTCTTCAAGGTGTGGTAACTCGATTACGTCTCCGCTCATAATTTTACGCCCGATAGTTTTCACTGAACTAGTAATATGAATGGTCATAAAGATTGTATCGTTACTAAGGAACAACCCAAATTGTGACAGATCAAAGTCTAAATCTTGTACACTGTACACACCCCGAATTCTGTATATGTCGTTGTCGTACTTCCTGTCTCTGTTTTCTAGAAACAGCAGGTCTTGTATTTGAGTATTGTCTTTGACAACTTCGCCGTCGTCGGTTCCTAGATACTTGTGCACTAGGACATCTGTTCCGCCCACTGTGAAGGATTCTAAAATTGTTTTGTCTAAGAAATAATAATCATTTCCACGGGTTGGTTTGTATAAACTTAGTCTTGGCATCAGCTTTACCTTTATTGTAAACATATTTATCCATTGATAAATACAATACGGAGAACTTTAATGACTGATACATCAATGCAAGACCAATTAGCAACACAAAAACAGGAAGTATTTGATTATGTTAAAGCCTTTTTAGGCGGCGGCATGGTTGATGTAGAACTCGACCCGATCCACTACGAGACAGGGCTTAAAAAGGCTTTAACAAAATTTCGACAACGATCGGACCACGCAGTAGAAGAATCGTATCTCTTTCTTCCGCTAGTGCAGGATCAGAACCAATACATTCTGCCTAAAGAAGTTATTGAAGTGCGCAAGCTGTATCGAAGAGGTGTTGGTTCTCGCTCCGGCGGCGGCGGCAACGGCACAGTGTTCGAACCGTTTAACTTAGCATATACAAATACCTATCTCCTTAGTGGGTCTAGCCAAATGGGCGGTCTTGCTACTTACGATTTCTTTGCACAGCATCAAGAACTAGTAGGCAGAATGTTTGGTAGCTTTATAGAATTCCAATGGAACTCAACTACAAAGAAACTTACTATTTTACAACGACCACGAGCTGACACAGAAGAGATTCTTATTGAAGCGTACAACTATCGTCCAGACAGTCAATTGTTAGAAGACTATCTAGCTTCACAATGGATCAAAGACTACACACTTGCATCATGCAAATATATGCTAGGCGAAGCACGTTCGAAGTTCGCAACTATCGCAGGACCACAAGGCGGCACTAGTCTTAATGGCGACACGCTAAAGGCAGAAGCGCAAGCTGAGATGGAAAAACTTGAACAAGACGTCATCCAGCAAGTGGCCGGCGGGGTTGGTTTTTCTTTTCTAATCGGTTGATTTAGGTTGACATCTAGTAGTTCTTCAGTTATACTATCTATATAACTGGAGACATGAATGACAATCCCACCCAAACTGATGATAATAGGACACGCTCGACACGGCAAGGACACTGTCTGTGAGTATATTGTCAACAAATACAACTTTGAATACGAATCCAGCAGTCATTTTGCTGCTCGACATTTTATCTTCGACGAACTTAGAGTTCGATTTAACTACCAAACTGTAGAAGAATGTTTAGCTGACAGAGTTAATCATAGAGAACTTTGGTATAACATGATTGCTGATTATAACAGTAATGACCCTGCTCGACTTGGCAAGGAACTGTATGTTGAAAACGATATCTATTGTGGTCTGCGTCACAAGCGTGAATTCCACAGTATGAAGAACCAAGGTGTATTTGACTACGTAATTTGGGTTGACAGAAGCGATCACTTGCCGCCAGAAGACAAGACCAGCATGTCGCTTGAGCCTTGGATGGCTGATTTTGTAATTGACAATAACGGACTGCTAGAGGAAACTAAACGCAACACTACAGACCTAATCGATAACATACTTGTAACGCACTTAGGTTACGATGCATTAGAGGTCTTAGCTCGTTAATAATCAGGCGTTAAGTCGCCCTGTCGCCACTTAGAGCCTGTCTTCTGCAGGATACGCTGGCAGTTAGCGCATATAGTCTTTAAGTTATTCGGACGGCAGTTTTCTAAGTCGCCGTCCACATGATAAACATCAAACTGTTCACAGTGTTTACTCTTAAACCCGCACTTCTCACAAAAATCTTTCTTCGTATACCCTCTATAAAACCACCTCGGACTCCTTGCTTTCTTTTTGTCGTTTGAGCAACTTTCGCACCTTGTCCTATAATAAGCCTTGTTGTTCTTATAATAATTTAGTGCACACGGTTTTCTTCTGCAGATTTTACATAAAGGACGCATAGGTTTATATTTAGCACCTTTTCTCCCCCTTTTCACCGCATATAACAAGGGTATTTTAAGTGATGTCCGCTAAATACTAGTAACGGAATATACCGCTTAAAGGAGAAATAAACATGGCACTAACCTCACCAGGTGTAGAAGTTACGGTAATTGACGAATCGTTCTACACGCCAGCAGCACCGGGCACAGTCCCAATGATTTTTGTTGCTTCTGCGCAGAATAAGAGTAATGGTAGTGGCACTGGTATTGCACCAGGTACACTAGCAGCAAACGCAGGCAACCCATACCTGCTAACATCACAGCGTGAGCTTGTAGAGACTTTTGGTGATCCGATCTTCTACACAGACGCAAACAACAACCCAATTAACGGCGGCGAACTAAACGAATATGGTTTGCAAGCTGCTTATTCTCTGCTAGGTGTTAGCAGCAGAGTATATGTTACAAGAGCAGACATTGACCTAGCTTCGCTACAGCCGCAAGCTGAAGAGCCAGGCGCTGCACCAGACAACGGCACTAACTGGTTAGACACACAGATTACACGTTGGGGCATTGCTGAGTGGAACGGCGAACCATCGAGCACAGCAGGCGGGCAGACTTTTTCTTCTCAGACTCCTATTGTAATTACTGACTCTACTCGCATTGACCAGCTGTCAGGCGTACCAAAAGCAAGTGTTGGTGCAATCGGCCAATACGCTGTAAAAGCAACAACTAACAAGTTTACTGTTTACGTAAAAGACAAGACTGGCGCTTGGCAGCTACTTGGCAGCCCAGAGTGGAAGGCAAGTATTCCTTTCCTAGTAGGCAGAACTCCAGGCAGCGGATCAGATCTAGGTAACGGCAACGACAGTATTGATATTACTGTTGGTAGCACACTTTACTCGTTCCTAGAGATTGCAGACGGCGATCTAGCAGATCAAGTCGACGGCTTAGACGCTGCACTTGTTGGCAGTGGTGTAACTGTACAGCTTGATAACGGTCGTGTTGCATTTTACAACGACGGCAGTGTTTCTGATTTTGTTACATTTGGCGCTGGCAACTTACTAAGTGCTGATAACCTAAACATTCCAGAAGTTACAGCAGGCAATGTATATTATGCACCAGCTCTGCAAATCAGCCCACACACAGACGTTCCTCTGTTCAGATCAGCAGACAACGATCGTCCAACAGGCAGTGTATGGATCAAATCAACCGAGCCAAACGCAGGCGCACGTTGGAGGTACTTCCGTTACAACAGCGACGTTGAACTGTTTGACGCAGTTGAAGCACCGTTGTTTACATCAAACGCTGAAGCATTATTCTCGTTAGATAGAAGTGGTGGCGGTCTAAACCTTGCACAAGGTGTTACTTATGTTCGTTATAACTCAGAAGGTATCACTCCAAAACAAGCTGAGTTCAAAATTTATAGCAGAACTACTTTTGGACCAACTAACATTGTAAGTCAGCCATTAACAACTACTCAAGACAGTGGTGTTAAAACTATCACTATCTGGGAAACACAGCTAGGCGAGCGTACTATTTCAGCAGGTGTTCCGGTTGATATTACATTCTCTGGCGTAACTGATCCAGCAGAAGATGCAGATGCTATCGCTGGCGCAATTAACGCAGCAGGTTTTGAAAACGTAGTTGCAAGTGTTGACGCACAGAACCGTATTACAATCACTCATGAACTAGGTGGCGACATCCGCTTTGGTGCAGACGGTGATGATACAGCAGACGTACTAGGCGACATTTTTGTTCCATTTGATGCAGACAACGTTACAAGTACAAATAGAAACTTCTACCTTGTTACTGGCGAAAATCCAGGCTTGTATGTTGCAAGTATTTGGGCAGAAGCGGACCTGGTTGCACAAGAAGATCCACCGCAGAACATTGCATCACAAGGTGAGCTTTGGTACAGCAGTGTTGTTGACGAAGTTGACATCATGGTACACGACGGCAGCACATGGGTTGGTTACAGAACAGAGTTTCCAGACACAGATACAGCTGGCCCAATCGTTAGCGCAGGCGAGCCAACACAGCGTTCAGACGGTGCACAGTTTGTTGATAACGATCTTTGGATTGATACTTCAGACATTGAGAACTATCCAACAATTTATCGTTATGACGGACCGGCAGCAAGATTTGTTCTTGTTGATACAACTGATCAAACATCAGACACTGGTATACTGTTTGCTGATGCACGTTATGGTACAGATGGTGGCACTCCAACTTCACAACCATCAGGAACTATTGCAGAGCTATTAAGCAGCAACTTCCTTGACCCGGACGCTCCGGATCCAGCACTATACCCACGTGGCATGTTGCTGTACAACCTACGTAGAAGCGGCTTTAACGTTAAGCGTTTCGAGCGTGGCTACATTGATCTAACACTAGACAATGATCGTTTTGGCGGCCAGGCTATGGCAGATTACTATCCAAACCGTTGGGTTACAGAATCACGTAACCAGAACGATGGTTCAGGTAGCTTTGGCGCAGCAGCTCAGCGTATTGTAGTTGTTCAATCACTGCAAGCAATGGTTAACAGCAACGACCAGATCCGTGATGATGAGTCACGTGTGTTCAACGTAATGGCAACGCCAAACTATCCAGAGCTTATTGGTGAGATGATCACTCTTAACTTTGATAGAGGAATTAGTGCATTCATTGTAGGCGACAGCCCAATGACATTGACTCCGGATGCTACTTCACTTAACGAGTGGGGACAGAACGTTCGTAACGCAGTTGAAGATAATAAGCAAGGTCTAGTGAGCTTTGATGAGTATATGGGTGTATATTACCCAGCAGGCTTTACAAGTGACAACCTAGGTAACAACGTTGTTGTTCCACCAAGTCACATGGCACTGCGTACTATCGCACTAAGTGATCAAGTTAGCTACCCATGGTTTGCTCCAGCTGGTACACGACGTGGCGGTGTTACAAACGCAACTTCGTCAGGTTACATTAACAGCGAAGGCGAGTTTGTAAGCGTGAGCTTGAACGAAGGCCAGCGTAACACGTTGTACTCAAACAGTATTAACCCGATTACTTTCTTGAACGGCGCCGGACTTGTTGTATTTGGTCAGAAGACTCGCGCAAGAAACGCAAGTTCACTAGACAGAATCAACGTAGCACGTCTTGTAATTTACTTGCGTTCGCAGTTGAACAGATTGGCTAAGCCATACTTGTTCGAGCCAAACGACAAGATTACACGTGACGAGATCAAAGGCGCAGTTGAGAGCTTGATGCTAGAACTAGTAGGGCAAAGAGCACTTTACGATTATATTGTTGTGTGTGACGAATCAAACAACACACCTGCAAGAATCGATCGTAACGAACTCTACGTCGACGTAGCTATTGAACCTGTTAAAGCGATTGAGTTTATCTACATACCGTTGAGACTCAAGAACACAGGAGAGATTGCAGGTCTATAAGCAAAAGGTTAGGGCTCTTTTATAGAGCCCACTTTTTGATAAATACTAGCAACAGGAGAATATATAAATGGCAATTTCATCATTATCGAAAATTACAGTACCACTAGCTAGTGACCAGTCGGCTACTAGTCAGGGTCTGTTAATGCCTAAGCTACAATATCGTTTCAGGGTATCACTTGAAAACTTTGGCGTAAGCTCAGGTACAACTGAATTAACAAAGCAAGTGGTTGACGTAACGCGCCCTAACGTAACGTTTGAGGAAATGGAAATTCCGATTTACAACTCAAAAGCATACCTAGCAGGTAAGCACACTTGGGATCCACTTACACTTAACTTGCGTGACGATGTTACTGGCTCTGTTCAGAAACAAGTCGGTGAGCAGCTACAGAAGCAGTTCGACTTCTTCGAGCAGTCAAGCGCAGCTTCAGGTGTTGATTACAAGTTCTTAACACGTATTGAGATACTAGACGGCGGTAACGGTTCTTTTGAACCAACTATATTAGAAACATGGGAGTGCTATGGTTGCTTTGTACAAAATGCAAACTATAACTCACTAAACTATGCAACTAATGAACCAGCTACTGTAACATTGGCAATTAGATTTGACAACGCAGTACAGACACCGCAAGGTACTGGTGTTGGTACAAACGTTGGACGTTCTGTGAACACACTTATCACTGGTGCAGGTTCAGGCAGCAACGGTTAATACATAGATTAATTAAACCCAATAAAGGGAGTCGATTTCGGCTCCTTTTTTATTATGTGCGCAGTTAATAGTTTTGTATAAATACTATTATGGCAAATAAATTAAACGGCTTTCTAAACAACGTTGGACAAGGATTAACAAATCCCAAAGGTAATCTTGGTGACTTTCGACATGCTGCCAGGATGTTTATTGACGACACGTTTAGATTAGCACCTAAACAAAAGTTTCTTTTCTTTGTAAACTTTGAAATAAACCAACAAGCACTTGATCTATACCCCCAATTAAAAGAACGACATTTACCAGAAATAAACATGTTATGTAAAACTGCGGATTTGCCACAATATTCTGCAAGTGTTGACGTTAAGAATCAGTACAACAGAAAGAAGGTAATTCAAACCGCTATTGATTATACTCCTATAAACATCACAATGCATGATGATAATCAAGGTATTACTACTTTTCTTTTAGAAGCATATTACAAATACTACTATAGAGATGGCCGCGGCGAATCGCGCGAAGATGCATACGGTTCTAGAAATACTTACAGTGGTGTAAGAAAATACAGATATGGCCTTGATAACGGCACAGTCGTTCCTTTCTTTAAGAACATTAGGCTGTATCAGCTATCAAGACAACAGTTCACAGAATACACTCTAGTTAATCCAATGATCGAGCGATGGGGGCATGATTCAATGGACTATTCTGACGGTACTGGAACGTCAGAAAACACAATGGTTCTAAATTACGAGACTGTGCTTTATGACCGAGGAATAATCGAAGAAGATTCGCCTGCTACATTTGCTCAGACGCACTATGATACAGTGCCAAGTCCATTGTCTGTTGAAGGTGGCGGCGTTGCAAACTTGTTCGGCGCAGGCGGCGTTCTAGACGGCGGCAGCTCGGTGATCGGCGACATTGCGTCAGGTGATATCGGCGTAGGTACCTTGTTGGCAACAGCCAACACTATCAAGAACGCTAAGAAGCTAGACACTAGAAACATTACAGCAGAAGGCATAGGCGTAGCAACAGGAGCAATAGCCGGACTTGCAAATCCTGGTGGCACTGGCTCGGCGGGCTTGGCAGGCTCGATTATTCCAAGTCTAGGCGCAAACGAAAACAATACAACTATAGCGTTAGCTCCTGGCTCAGGCACCGCAGGATCATCATCGCCTAGCGTGTCAAGAGAACAGAAAGTAGCATCAGCACGAGGACTTAATACACCATGAGTAATTTTCCTACAAACGGCCCAAGAAATACTGACCGACCAGTACGCGACTTCTTTGACAGATATTATCAAAACAGAGTTGAATATACAGCAAGCGAAGTTGATGCTGTTCTAGGTTTTTTCGACAAACGTGGGTTTAGCGAAACGTCAAGTTCAAGCATTGCAGCAACACTTCTGCGTCAGGCAAAAACCGACGGTGTTGGTACTTTTAAATTACTAGACACCCTAAAAGGTCTTGATGATACTCAGCTAAGTGCACTTGTAACAGAAATCTTAAACTTTTCAAGAATTAAATCAAGTGTATTGGGCTATCGTGACCCAAACACAGCTAACTTCTTTGAAGCAAGAAACATAATCTCATAATATGGCTAGATTCGCACAAGGCAAGTTCACGCCAAAGAATCCTGAAAAGTACATAGGTACAAAAACACCAACTTATCGAAGCGGTTGGGAGTTTACATTCATGAAATTCTGTGACGAACATCCAAGTGTATCACAATGGGCTAGCGAAGCAGTACGCATACCTTACAGAAATCCTCTTACCGGCAAACAAACAATTTACGTACCAGACTTTTTTATAGCATACGCAAACAAAAGCGGTAAAAGTAAAGTAGAGCTAATAGAAGTAAAACCATCAAATCAATCCGTTAAAGAAAGGACGGGCCGGTCAAAAGCTAATCAAGCAGCTTGGGTAGTTAATCAAGCCAAGTGGGAAAGCGCCCGCGCATGGTGCAAACAAAAAGGAATTTTCTTTAGAGTTGTGACCGAAGAGGACATCTTTCACACTGGCAAGAAAAGAAGATAAATAATACTAGCACTTTATTAAGGCGACTATATGACAAAAAAATTAGAACAGCTACTTGACCTAGAATCGTCAAAAGAGATTATTAACAAAGCCGAAAAACAAGAGGAATCAGCAGCAAAAGTAAAGAGAGCCCAAGAAAAGGAAACTCTTAGAGAGATTGCTGAGTTCGATAAAATTACAGCAGCATTGCCTACTGTAAAAGGGCTAGGCGAACTTGGCGACGATGAACTAAATGAAGTTGCTCAAAAGGCTATGGATGCATACGACGATCTAATGGACTTAGGTATGAACGTGGAAGCACGTTACTCTGCTAGAATATTTGAAGTAGCAAGTAGTATGCTTAAAACGAATCTAGATGCGAAAACTTCTAAACTAGAAAAGAAGTTAAAAATGGTTGAATTGCAGCTCAAGAAAGAGAAGCAGGACAAAGAAAGTAAACCTAAAGGCGACGGAGACGATGGGTTTTTACATGGCGAAGGCGAGGTTATAACAGACCGTAACAGCTTGCTAGAGAAGCTAAAAGCCATGGATAAAGGCTCCGAGAATGATAAATAAGAATATAACTTAGGATACTGCGATGAGATCTTTTACAGACATTTTAAACGAATCTAAAAAAGTCTACACTTTTAAGATAGGTGTAGCCGGCGAACTGCCTGAAGAATTTACAACACACATGGAAACTGCTTTGAAGAAGTTTGGCGTCGACAAACTTACAGCAGGAAAAAAAACTCCTATTCAGGAACGCCCGCTAGACTTTCCTCAGAAACAGAATACCGAAGTGACGTATTTTGAAGCAGATTTAACATACCCAACAACATCACAAGTACTAGCAGGCTACTTAGCACACGCATGCTCAGTACACGAATCTTGTTTTGTAGTACGCAGAGCAGACGAGCCTTTAGAAAGATACCAAGAAGGCGTAATAGACGAAAACGAACCGTACGAAGCACTACTTGACACAGAAGAAATGGCCAGCGAAAGCGCCCAGGAAAGTGCAGGTGGTAACAGAGTTATGGATCTACTGAAAGAACTTGAGAGTGCTCGTAAAGAGCGTGATCATGAACCGACTGCGGGAGCACCTGTAGGAGAATCAGAAGACATCTCTGATAGCGCAAACACAAAAAGTCCAATAGGGAGCTAACAATGGATAGCAGCACAAAGAATTTAAAAGATATGATTCAGCGCATGACAGAACTAGAAGGTTCAGGTGCGTCAGACGAAAGCAAGAAGCAACAGTTAGACGAAGCAATTAGCGTAACTGCTGACACAGCCGACGAACTTGCTAGCCTTGCTAAGATGCTAGGTAACGCAGGCATGAACGATCAGTCTGCGCAATCAGCGCAACCTATGCCAGCACGTCAAGACATGGAACGTCTAGCAGGCATTATGGGCGATCCAGAACCAATGGTAACAGGCGAAGACGACATAGGCGGAATTGAAAAAAAAGTTCACGGACTACCGCCGGGCGGTGAAAGCGTAGATGAAATGTCATCAGGTAGCGGCCAAGAAGTCGAGAAGTTACTTGGGTTGGTTAAACAAGTAGCCCAAGGCGATCGCAGAGCCCAAAGCGAGTTTAAAGATACAGTCAGCAACGAGTTCACAGGCGTAGATGCTGGCCGACTTCTTCAGAAACTTAGCAAAATGGATAGTCGTAAACAAGCCGAGGTAATCGAAGAGTTGGTCAAGCGTGGTCAGCGCCAGGTAGTTAGTAAGTCAAGTGCAAGCATGAAAGAACCAACGTTCGAAGACAACGAAGAAGGAGCACTTGGTGGCAAGGAAGAAGCTGTACGTGAGTGGTATAACAAGTATTCTAAATACAAAAACGACCTAGGAGATGCATTGCCAGATGGATTGGTACGTTTTTTCCTTGATTCTGGTGCATCACAGGATATGATGGAAGTTGGCGAAATGGCCAAGGCTGAAAAATACTTCGGGAAAGACCTTGACGACTGGGGAGACGAAGAACTTGACAAGTTCTGGGACGTAGCTCCAATTTCTGATGGAATGGTCGACGATCTAGCGACCATTGCAGGGCAATCAGTTGACGAAGCCCTTGCTAACGAGGTTCAAGAAATCATCCAAGGCAGTACCGACGAAGGCTACGATAACGAGCCAGACGAAGAGCAGCAAGACCACCAGTATATGACCAAAGACTTGTCAGGCGGCCTAAACCGTCAGAAGAGAGCGTATGCAAAAGCGCAAGACGGCGACAACGCAATGGCCGTCGAGGGTGTCAAAGACAGACTATACGCGCAACTTTCTGAAAAGAAGAAAGCCGATAAAGATTACGACGGTGACGGAAAAATTGAAACTCCAAAAGCAGAGTATCAAGGCTCGAAAATCAAAGCAGCTAAAGAAAAAGGCAATTTACCAAAAGACAAAAAGAAGAAGTAACTTCGCATAGCGCCACCGGGCGCTATTGTCTTGAGTAAATACACTATGAGCAAATCACTTGACGGCGTACTAACCAAAAAAGCTAACCAGCAGGAAACCTATACAGAAAAACAAATAGGACAACTTGTTAAATGTATGGATCCTGACGAGGGGTATTTCTACTTCGCAAAAAACTTTGCATACATACAGCATCCGGTAAAAGGCAAACTACTCTTTGAACCTTATGACTATCAAGAAGAGTTGATGGCCAGTTATCACGGATATCGCTTTAACATAAACATGTTGCCTCGTCAGACAGGTAAGACTACATGTGCTGCGGTATACCTTTCTTGGTATGCAATGTTCCACCCGGACCAAACAATCCTAATTGCTGCACACAAGTATTCAGGCGCGCAAGAGATTATGCAGCGTATTCGCTATATCTATGAATTATGTCCTGATCATATTCGTGCAGGCGTAACCTCGTATAACAAAGGTAGTATAGAATTCGAAAACGGCTCGCGTATTGTGTCACAGGCAACTACAGGCAACACGGGACGTGGTATGAGTATATCACTACTGTACTGTGACGAATTTGCGTTTGTACAGCCAAACATTGCTGAAGAATTCTGGACTTCAATATCACCTACACTAGCAACAGGTGGTAGAGCTATTATAACATCTACACCAAACTCGGACGAAGACACGTTCGCAACAATTTGGAAGGATGCTGAAAAGAAATTCGACGAACACGGCAACGAACAAACGCTAGGCATAAACGGCTTTCACGCATTTACAGTGCCGTGGGATGCTCACCCAGATCGTGACGAAGAATGGAAGGTTGCTGAAGTAGGACGTATTGGTGAAGAACGCTTTCGTCGTGAGTACGGCTGCGAATTCCTAATATTCGACGAGACGTTAATTAATGCAATCAAACTGTCCGAGATGGAGGGGATGACCCCGATAATTAACATGGGGCAAACACGCTGGTATAAGAAGCCTAAGGCAGGTTATACGTATGCTGTAGCACTTGACCCGAGTATGGGCACAGGCGGCGACAACGCTGCTATACAGGTAATTGAACTTCCTACCTATGTACAAGTAGCAGAATGGTTCCACAACCAGACATCTATTCCTGGCCAGATACGAATACTCAAAGATATCTGTGCATACATACAAGACGAAATCAAAGCTCCTAACAGCATTTACTGGAGCGTGGAAAATAACAGCATAGGCGAAGCTGCTCTACTAGTCATACAAGACGTAGGAGAAGAGAATATCCCGGGACTGTTTATATCAGAACCAATGCGTAAAGGGCACGTAAGGAAATTCCGTCGAGGATTTAACACAACTCACGGTGCAAAGATTACCGCTTGTAGTCGACTAAAGACTATGATAGAAAACAGTAAAATGGAAGTGCACTCAAAACCGTTAATATCGGAACTTAAAGGCTTTATTGCAACAGGCTCTAGCTTTCAAGCAAAACAAGGACACGCAGACGACTTAGTTTCGGCGCTACTCTTAACTATAAGAATGATGGCTGTACTCAAAGACTGGGATCCTAAGATTTACAACACGTTTACACAGGCCGAGGATGACGACTACGATCCTCCGATGCCCATCTTTATGAGTAGCAACGGATAAATACGTTATGGACTTAAATACAATTGCAGAAGAGTTATTTTCAAAGGTACGCGGAAGATTTCCGAGCGTAACTATTGGCGACAGTGAAGGTAATGTCACTAACGAACCAACTGAAGCACGCTACTTCGAATTTACTTTTGATAAAACTAATGACGATAAGATTAGTATATCACTAGACGAAGAGGACGGCGTCGTTATTATGTTCGCCGACCGTGTTACAGAAAACGAAATAGCTAAAGGCAAGTGGTATGAATTTTTACGTGGAATGAGAATGTTTTCAAAGAAGAGAATGCTTAACTTTGACGTTCGTAATATTACAAAATCAAACTTAGAGAAACGAGACTATCAATATCTCGCAACGAATTCCGGAGACAGCAGCATGAATGAATCGAAGTTATATGGTACTTCAAAATTAAGTTACCAAAATATAGACAGTGCCAGACTAGTGATTAAGCATACTGAAAACATTGACACTGAAACACCGTCAGGGCGCACACGAAACATTGGAACAATTTACATTGAAAGCCCAGAAGGTGAAAGGTTCAAATATCCATACAAGCACCTAGCAGGCGCAAGAGCAATGGCTCGTCACGTAGCTGAAGGCGGCACCACTTAT